AAAAAGCCGGAGAAATTCCACAGGATAGAAGGAAACTTGGAGCCTCTCAATAGGAGCGGTCAACTTATATTCAACGAGAAAGAGAAGGACAATCCTCACATGAAGAGACTGGAGGGCCAGTTTGAAGCATTTAATGCGAAGCTGTCATCTCCTGCTGATGGCCCCGACTCTATAGAGGGAGGTGTATGGATTATAAACAATAACATTACCGATCCCGGGTCTTGGAAGTTTGGCAAAGGTTTTAAAAACAATAAAAAATATTAATCATGTGGTTACATCCGGCAGAACTAACAACACATTTACGTAACGAACAGCTCTCAGCAATTGCAAGAGATGACGACACAATAATTACAGCAGCTATCGATGGAGCCATCGCTGAGGCAAAAGGTTACCTGGCTGCGTTTGACACAGAACAGATCTTCTCAACATCCGGCGCCCAAAGACATCAACTTCTACTAATATTTATAAAAGACATAGCTGTCTACCACTTTATTAACCTATGCAATGTTGGCACTCAGTATGAGATCCGCAAATTAAGGTACGAAAGAGCAGTGGACTGGTTAAAAGATGTGCAGAAGGGGATGGCACGACCGGATCTGCCGGTAAAACAAGATCCGCAAGGGAATTTAACTCCCGTAAAATATGGTAGTAATCCTAAACGAACTCAACATTTTTAAACTCATGGTGAAGAAAACAAAAGATAAAGACACTGCGATTGTAGTGAACAATTTAGTAATAAGACCGGCGAATAGGGGTATTGTTGATATCAAAAACTGGAGGAATGCTCTCACTTCTGCAGAAAGAGGTCGTAGAACAACCCTTTATGACCTGTATGATGATATCTTGCTGGACAATTTTTTGGATGAGTCTATTCAAAAACGTGTCGAGGCGATAACCAATGCAGACCTTGTATTTATAAACGAAAAAGGAGAAAGCGTGCTCGAGATTGATTCAATGATTGATTCAACCGGATTTGAAGAGCTTTTAACCGAAATTTTAAGTGCTAAGTTTTGGGGGTGTTCACTTACTCAAATCGATTTTACCTCTGATAAAAGGTTGCTCACATATGCTATCCCTAAGAAACACATCCGCCCAGTTGAGAAAACAATAGCATTTGATCAAAATGATGATACCGGCTACCCATTTGAGCAGGATGACAGATTCCTTTTTGCAGGAAATGATAAAAATCTTGGATTGATACTCAAGGCATGCCCTTATGTGATATATAAAAGAGGGGGCTTTGGAGATTGGGCACAATTTGCAGAGGTATTCGGAATGCCATTCAGAAAGGCTACCTACGACACATACGACGAAAACACCAGAGTTCTGCTTGAAAAAGCCATGGAGGCAGCCGGAAGCGCTCAGTATGCAGTGATACCAAAAGGATCAGACTTTGATATTATAGATTCAAAAAGTCAAGGGAATGGGCAGATTTATAAGCTCCTCAGGGATGCATGTAATGAAGAGATCCTTATAGGTATATTAGGACAGTCAATGACTACAACAAACGGTGCCTCAAGGTCTCAGAGTGAAACACACATGGAGGTACAGGAAAACAAGCACAAATCAGATCGTAGGTTTGTACAGCGAATTTTAAATGAAAAATTACTGCCTATTCTGATAAAAAGAGGCTTTAAAGCTCAGGGAGGTTGGTTCTCTTTCCCAGAAAAAGGAGAGTCAATTTCTTTGAAAGATAGGATAACTATAGACAACCAGCTAAATAACCTTATCGCAATACCTGAAGACTATTTCTATGAAACATACGGCATTCCAAAACCGAAAAAATCAGAAAAGGGTGCAAAGAGCGATTCAGATGAAGGAAGTGAAAAAGAAACCTCTTCTGACAAAGACAAGAAATTGATAAACAGGATAAACGATTTTTTCGTAAGAGCCCTCCAGAACAGGGGGGCGGATTTAGATTTTTAATAGACTCGCTATATAATAAATATGCAAGTTTAGAAGAGTTGTTCGACCTTAAAAACGACAATGGGTTTAAAGTCATTGATAGCAGCATTATCGAAAAAGCACTCAATAATATTTATTCCAAAAAAATAAACATTGAAAAAGAAATTGAAAAAAATCTATTTCAGTCAACATGGCAATCATTAAATGAAGCAACCGACAAAGCATTTGTACAGGCAAAATTAGGTGATAAGAACAATGATTTCATTGAACAGATAAAGTACAATAATGCCGTATTTGCTGCCTTTAAAACACACCGACAACAAAATGACATTGCTAAACGCCTGCTAGATGAGCATGGCAATTTAAAGCCTTATAAGCAGTTTAAAAATGATGTTGAAAACATAATCGGTAAGTACAATTCGCAATGGTTGAAAACAGAATATGACACAGCAATCATAAGAGCAAGACAAGCGGCCAACTTTAAAAAATACGAACAAGATAAAGACCTGTTTCCTAATCTCAAGTGGCTGCCTTCTACATCACCAAATCCACGTGAAGCACATGTGCCACTTTATGGTATCGTTCTGCCAATGGATGATCCTTTTTGGAAGAACCATTATCCTGGTAACGTATGGAACTGCAAATGTTCTGTCACAAGCACAGATGAAAAACCCACAAATACATTGCCTAAAACACAATATGCTCCCGCAGAAGGGTTAGAAGGAAACCCGGCTTTCACGGCTAAGATATTTAGTGACGCGCACCCATACATAAAAAAACAATACCCTGGAGCAAAAAAGGCTGTACATAATGAACTGCCCGGTAAGTTTGATGTTGCCAAAAAATACAACAACGGAGGTCAGATTGAAATTCACTCGAAGGTAAATAAAAAGGACAGTGATTATAAAGACCTGTACACCATTAGCAACGTGTTGGCAAAAAAAGGAAACAAAGTAAAAATCCTACCTAAGTTGCATTTCAAGTCTGAAGAGTATAACATAGTTTTCAAAGATATTATTGGAACAAAGTATGAGAAAAAGTGTCCGGACTTGAAAGTTAACGAACAATTTTTTGAATATGAAAGCTATAAACGCCCATTCAAAAAAAACAAAGTGTCCCGGATGCTGGCTCATGGTGCACTTCAATCTACGAATATCATAATAGATAACAATAAAGGTGCCTCAGATAGATTTTTGCTTAAGATCATCAGTAATAGAGTAAAAATAGGACAAGAGATAAACCAAGTGTGGGTTTTTGAGAAAGGTAGTATTAGACCCGTTTATAAAAGCAAAGCCACTAATTAAAGTGGCTTTACGGTGCACGAGTCCGTAGAATCGGCTAGGAGATGAACTCCATAATGCAAATATATAAAAAAAATGACACCTGAAGAATTTTTTAGTAAAATACAACAAAGATTACCTGCGTTAAAGCAGTACCTTGAGAGAGACTTGCCAAGAATTGCCGGTAAAATGGCAGTCGACTTCTATAAAGATAGCTTCAGAAATCAAGGCTTTACTGACAAGTCCCTTGAGAAATGGAAGCCATCCAAAAGAACATTGTACGGAAACAAATACGCAGCTTCACAATATGGCACTTTGCTTTCTTCTCGTAATGAGCTCATGGAAAGCATCACTTACAAAGCAGGGATCGGGTTTGTAGTCATATCATCAGATAAAGAGTATGCCCAAATTCACAACGAAGGGGGGCCGGTTAACTTCAATATAAATGTAACTCCTAAGATGAGACGATTTGCCTGGGCAAAACACTACCAGGCTGAAAAAGGATCTGAAGAGGCAGGCAAATGGAAAGGTATGGCTCTTTCAAAAAAAACATCGTTCAACATCAAATACGATATGCCCAAGAGACAATTCATAGGTGAATCTGCCACTCTAAGTGAGAAAATTACCGAAAAAGCCCAGCAAGGAATAACTAACATCTTAAATAATTAATAATGAAACATCTTTATAATGGCATTGCCACGCTATTGCAACAAATCCCATCAATAAGATGGATAGATCTGGACACAGGACAGCTGGAGTATTTTTCACTCAGACCAGGTGTTGATTTCCCTGCAGCATTGATTGATATAAGCTACCCACAATGTGACAACATCGGGGGTACCGGAGAGCAAAGGTGTAGTGTGAACATAAATATTAGACTGGCATTTGAAGTATGGAGTGAATCAAATATGAGTGCTCCTGATCAGGTAAGAGAAGCATCTTTGAATATATATGACCTTATCAATGATGTAAAGCTAAAGCTTCATAACAGAAGAATCATCACTGGTGAGACTCTATACCGGGTATCAATAGCCTCAGAGAAGCGAGAGGATGGAATAAAAGTGTTTTCTGTAAACTTCCGCACCAAGACCACAGAATAATAAAAAAAGGCCTCTAAAAGGCCTTTTTCACTTCTGTTGAATGTATGGTTTTGACATACCTTAAAAAGGTTCTGTAACACATCCCCCACTGCGGATATATATGATGCCTCCAAACAGACTTAAGGCATTTGGACTGATTACCCTGCTCATAATGCTCATTAACGATTTTTGCAATAGCCTTTGCTCGAATGATGTATCCCTTTTTATTGTACGCCATATCAAAAATTTTACTACATTTGTCACAGACCTGCCAGTCCGGCCCTGTAGTGTTTTTACTCGGGGCTTTTTTTATTGATCGCTTTTAGATCTTTTAAGCTCTCTAAGTTTTTGATCTGCTAAACTCATCTTTTCAGGCTCACGACTGAAGTAAGCAGTTTCATTACCACAACAGTGCTTAGCCTTCAGCCCAGATTTACAACGACACTTATCATTACGGCCAAGTTTCTTAGCTACTAGACCGGTATGCCCATTGCCAGGTGCAATCATTTTCACTTTTCTTTTTTCCATTGAAGTAGATATTGGTAAAAAATAATACTATGCCTCAGTCATACCAAGCGGCACATTCACCCAGCTGCCGTTTTCATCCTTATACTCGGCCCTTACAAACGATTTGCTCTCAAGAGGCTTGTATGCATCCTTAATAATCCTAACACCTTCCAAAAACGTTTCATTGCCCAGCCTGTTTGCAAGTTGCTCGAGCTGTAACACTCGTGAAGGTTTCAGAGTTCCTTTCTTGTCTTTTGACAGAAGTTTAAGAATTGTCTCGATCAATGCCTTTGAATCATCATCCTTACCAAGGCCTGTAATACATTCGCGCACCATCAAGATACCTACATCAACAGTATCATCGTAATTGTCTATAGTGTAAACTCCGATAGTGATTTTGAATTGCCCCTGAGCATCAGAGAAGGTGTGAGATTGCTGAAGATCCTTAACACCATACACCTCTTTTTTGATTTCAATAGCTTTACGAAATGCTTCTCTGATGTCTGCTTTGTTCTTTGCAAGTTTTTCTGAGATACCTATCAACTTGGGAAAGGCCTTTTTTACTGTTTCATCAACCAGGCTTTTGTAAGCCTCCTGATCATCTTTTTTCCTTTGAGCTTCAGCAATTTCTTCTGCCTTTAGCTGCTCCAGTAGCGCCTTACGCTGCTCGGACGTTAAATTCTTTAAATCCATTTTAAATCTATTTTAAATATTAATTAAACTACTCATGTGAAATAAAAAGTCTTACCACTGCCAGAGCCAAATCGTTGTTGTTTGACTGTTGTTAAAAATGGTAGATCTGATTTGCTGATTTTTAACAAGGCCTCCTTGATAGGAGTTGCATTTGTGAAAAATTTGCGTTCTGAATTATCAATCTTAATTTTAACGATACATCTGTCCTCTCCATGCTTTGTCCTTACACCTGGTTCATAGTCTAAAACTTCTATCTCTCTATTGGTCACTTCTTCAATAGAGATTATCGGAACAGCAAAGATGTTTTTGTCCTGTAACGAGTTGATTCCAAAGTCGGAGAATTTTTTCATGTTGCATATTTTTTTGATTAAGTGTCTCGAATTACAATGATTGGCCCAACCCAAATGAGGGCTAATGCGTTTTGAATATTCTTTCTCTGATAAAGTTTGTTTAGTGAGCTTTGCCGCTTTCCTGCAAAAGTTCTGCTTAATAGACTTTCTCATCAAAATATGAGAGTGATAAAACACGTACCCAACAAAGTCAATCCCTCTTGATTTTACCGGAAAAAGCTGATAATTTGATTTAATTATAAGGTTAAGCTTTGTCGACAGGTAGTCATTAATCACTATAAATAACCTATGTAGTAATGACTTATCAGAAGCTAATATGACTACATCGTCTGCATAACGGTAATAATACTTTACCTGTAGCTCTTCTTTTACCCAATGGTCAAAATAGGCCATGTATAGATTTGCAAAGAATTGAGACAAGTAATTGCCTATCGGAATACCTGGGGCAGAATCAATAATATTATCAAGTAATGACAATAATCTGTTGTCCTTAATTTTCTTCCTTATAATCATTTTAAGGACGTCATGATCAACACTTGGATAGTACTTCTTAATGTCAAATTTGAGGCAATATCTTGTAGTGGTGATATCTTTCAAATCTCTTTTTAGGTGTTGCAATACCTTGTGTATTCCACGAGATTTAATGCACGAATATGTATTTGAAATAAATATTGATACCCATATTGGTTCAAGGACATTCATTATCGCATGGTGAACTACACGATCTCTAAAAGGCAAGCGATATATCATCCGCTCTTTTGGATCATATATCTTGAATACACTATATTCAGATGTTATGTACGTCGCTGTCATTAATTCTTTTTGTAACTTAACAATATTTGACTCCAAATCTTGCGCAAACAATTGAACCCCATATGTTTTAGATTTACCTTTTTGAGCTTTATTGTATGCTAATAAGAGATTATCTCTTGTACATATCTTTTCAAACAAATCATTTCGCCTTTTCATTTCTTTGCTTTTCTAATCAGAGTCTTCAGACAACTGTCTTACCAACACTTTTTGAACTTGTTATTTTTCGCCAAGAGGCGAGGCCCTTATCTCCTTTTTTCTGCATAGGTGAGAGCTGGTACCTGCATTCGCATTCGAGTTTTCGTAATTCGCATCGTTGAACTGGAAGGACGAAGGAGAGCTCTTCAGAAATAAGCAGCCTACAATGATTAACCTAGTTGGACTCCTCTCCAGATATCCTTAAACTGCTGAGCTGAATATCTTGCAACTTCTTCAGATGGGGAGCAAAGGCGAGAGCCGGCACCCGCACCCGCATACGAGCGCTCGTAACTCGCACCGTCGAACCGGAAGGACGAAGGAGACATAGCAAACCAAGGCCTCCACTTATATTCTCTTGGGTTATCCCAGTTGGGCTGATAGCCTTCATTCAGTGCTTCTGTCACTACAACGGCATTGTACTGGTTTTCAAAATAAGCTCTGAGGTCTTCAGGTACATTTGAAAAATCAACTTTAGGACGACCTGTAACTTCGAATGCGTCTTCAATTGTTTTAACGCGCTCCATGATGTTTTTAGTTTCCATTAGTAATAGCTTTTATGTGTTTATGATTCTAACATTTTTCGGTATTCTTCTGTAAATTGCTTACCTGCATAGCTAGCTATATTATCGTTTTTCAGGCAAAGGCGAGAGCCGGTACCCGCACTCGCAAACGAGCAATCGCAAATCGCACCGCTGAACCGGAAGGACGAAGGAGAGCCGGAAGGCCTGAACCAAGGATAGTAACGGGCTTCATCCTCGTTGTAAATATTTCCACGAAAACCCTCATTCAAAGCCTCATTTATAACAACTACATTATATATTGCTTGAAAAAACGGGCGTAAATCCTCTGGCAAATCATAAAATGAAGGTGTTTCAGGACGTCCGGTAACTTTAAAAGCATCTTTTAAAGATTTAACACGATCTGTTATATCTGACTGAAAAAATGCCTTGCCAAAAGAATTTTCAAGTTCTTTTTTAAGTTCGTCAGAAGCCATTTTGTAAAAAAACTTTGCGTTTTTCTCATTAATTACTAGTTCTTTTTTCATAATATATTTGGTGTTTAAAATGTTTTATTGATTATGTATTCTTCGATTTTATCCCATTTAGGCAACTCTCCGACTTGCTTGTCGTCTATGTACAAATCAGCAAATATCTTCCTGGTGTTGCCTCCGTACTTTTTAATGTTGTCGGGATGATTGTCGTTTATTCGGTCAAATTCAATCCCATTTTCCAACAACCAATTAACTGCATTCAGCAGATCTTCTCCAGTTCTACATGTCCAAATAATTACATAATGGCCCTCCTTTCGAAGGTCAGCTATCGTTTTCCTGACGTCAGGAAAAAGGTAGCCAATTTCTGGGTGCTGGCCAGTATGAATTGTGCCATCAAAATCTACAGCTATAATCATTTATTTCGTATTAAAATTGTTTTTAATGCATCATTATACCCTGCAGTATAGTCTATAACGGCTATGTTATAGCGGCCACATGTAGGGCGTTCCTGGCAGTGCTCATAATCTGCTACTAAAAGACACTCTTTACATTCTGTCCTATAAACGTAGTCCTTAGCTTTTTCTTCGATCTTTATCTTTTGTGACATAACATTTACATTATTTTAAAAAAGCACTCCTGCTGCCTTCCTGGTCGCTCTTTTTCACTAAACGCCAGGGGCCGGCAGATCAGGAGGCTTATATTTGTTTTAAACTATCCTTAATTTCTTGAACCGCCTTTTCCAAGTCCAATAGAAGCTCTATCTCTTGTTGAACGTTACACTCAACTGCAGTCGAGTTCTTTTTGATAAAAGCATTGTAAATCTCAGCAAGTCTCACCTGAGGGATTCTATTGAATGAAGAGCAGTTTGCTGCTCTGCATGCCAGAGATATGGCATAACTGACTTTGTCGTTTGTCTTTATTCCATTTCTATCAACCCATTTACAAATAGCAGCAATAACCCTCTTTCGCCAAATGTCAGCCTCAGGATCATACACTCGCTTTGACTGCGGAGAGACCAGCCGCTCCTTTTTCATGTTATAAATCATCCGCTCATATGCGTCCGGATACTTCTCATACATCTCAGTAAGAGACGAGGTTTTACCATCTGAAAAATGCTCAACCAAAGCAATTTTCATCTGCTCACGATATTTTGACACATAGCCGGGAGTCTGCTTGAGCAAAGCAAAAAATCTCCCGTGTGTTTTATTCGCTGTTTTCATAATTTAATTGTTTACACCCCAATACCTTTTTGCACCATCTTCCCAAACTGTTATATAATTCTCTTCGCTTTTTGATTCTGAGAACCTTGAATTAATGTAGGCCCTGTAACCCTCTACTCTTATTTTGCAGTGTGCATCGTATCTCATTTTATTTGCGACACGACCATCAGGCAACTTGCCTTCGGCATGAGATATGAAAATGAAAAGCTTAGATGGGAACAATCTCTTAAGTTTTTTATATTCCTTGTATGTGATGTCTGCATACTGTACAGAATCAATGATCACAATATTTGGAGAGTGTCTTTTTTTCAGACGTGCTATAAGTTCAGGCATTGACTCACCTTCGAGCAAAGAGAAACTTCTTGCAACTTCTTCCATGCCTACCCTTTCAAATGCAAGTTGCATAGATCTGCCGGCACCTTCTTCAAGGGAGTTATATAGCACTTTCTCATAACCGCACAGATATTTGCACAACTGAAGCACAAATGTTGTCTTGCCATTGAAACTCTGTCCCCAAATAATCCAGGTGCCTGACAACTCAGGATCTCCAATAGCATCTTTCCAAACACCATCAAACTCTACAACCTTACGCTTATTGGAGATAACCTGATATACAGACAATGCCTTACTCATACTCTACTTATTACAGATTCTTTATAGCATGAATTTTTCTGCGTACACGACGAAGATCCCACTCAGAATCCTCAACAACCTCTTTTATGATCTTAGAATCACTTATTCCATTGGCCATACAAACCTCAGCTATGTCACGCGAACTCACTCCCTGCAACTGTATGAAACGCCTTCCGATACGAGAGTAAATCTCTTTATAGCCCTTTTTGTTGAGTTTTAGCCCCCTTTTGATGCGTTTCTCAAGGTGATCAGTAGCGCACAACATTATTCCACAATGACCTTCGAGTTTGTTGTATAATGAGATAAAGAAGTAAAGCACATTATCGCTAAGCTTATCTGCTTCGTCCATCACAATGATAGGATTCTCCATTATCTTCAGCTTTGAGACAATCTCTCCCATCATCTCACCAACAGTATACCCACTGTAGTCACGGCCCATTGCGCTGAGCAGCTCCTGCATGAACATTTTCCTGTTCCAATATTCGTTACAACACAGGTTAAACACCCTTTTATTGCTGTTTGAATACTCTCTTATGGCCAGACTCTTTCCACTACCGGCATCACCCACCACTGCCAATACATTTGAATACTTTTGAGCATCCTGCAGTAACATTGTCATTAATTGAAAGTCTCTGGTTGAGACAACAGCCCATTCATCCAAGCTGTAGCCAATTTGAGCGCCTATGTTGCGCCACATTTCATCAGCTATAAGATCCCAGTCTCCATTGAGTAACTTTGAAATAACAGCACTGCTGACCCCTTTTAATGAGTTGGCAGCCTTATTTTGCGAGCCTTTGTGCTCACAGTACATCGCTAATGCTTCACGAATTTGTTCTTTTGCAAATTTTTCCATATGTTTGTTGTCCTTTGTGGCCTGGTTGGGAGAAATCCCCTCCGGGCCTGTTTTTATTAATTACATTGCTCTTTTTGCATATTCATACGGGTCAAAGTCCTCCTCCTGCATGATGTCAGCGTTGCTGACTGCCTTCTGAATGACCCCTATAGACCCTAATACATTTGAAGACTTCTTTGCTTTACGCTTAGCAGCAACACTAGTTTGAATCCCAGCGATGGCAGGACTGCGGAAACCACGATCCTCCGGATGAGTGCCATGCTCTCTCTGCAGCTGCTCCATCTTCTCATACCTGTTGATACGTGCCTGTTTGTTGGCGATCTCAATATCCTTGATGTATTGTGCTTCCCACTCCTCCTGCTCTTGTTTGCCCCTATGGATGGCCACCTTGGTAGATGCTACTGTATTGTACTTCAGCCCGGCTGCTGTACGCTCATATAGGAAAATCATAGAGAGATCCGATGGGTCGAACTTAACAACGAACTTCTTGTCAATATTTTTCTGCAGCCAGTCAAGATCCGGCATGTTGCCATCCTTGTAAACCATAAAGTCGTACTTGATCTTTTTCTCCGTAAAGGTGATGCCCCAGGCAGTACAGGTGACCTCTTTTTGACGAGTAACGTAGAACATGTCTACTATATCCCAGATCTCAACTTTCACAGCCTGAGGATTGACACTTGAACGGTACATCTCTATACGAGGTATGCCTGTCTTGGGATGTGGCATATTGTTCCATTCCTCGCGCCGTGCAGCGTAAATATCCCTCATCTCTTGTTCGGTAGGTAATTGATCCAAGTTTGCATTAAAAAACTCCTGATTTATACGACTTTCTTGAGTTTTCGTTGTGATGTTTTGGCCGGTATAGAATGTTTCCTGCTTTAATACCTGTTGTTGGAAACGACTGAAAACGTTCTCAATAGTTTTTGAACGCCCATTATAAGGCTGTGTTCTGATTGCAAGGTGTGCCAACTTCTTTAACAGATCACTACTCTCAAGTTTTTTGTGACCTCCTTGGTTGTCGTAAGAAATCTGGAAGGGTTTATATTTAGCAAAGTTCAAAGCCATTTTATAAGCAAAAAACTGTGCTTCATAGTCCTCGCTTTTGCTGATGTGATAACCAAGGAGTACTTCCGAGTATGCATCCATCACCTCGTACACCTGCAAGGTGCCAACACACCTTTTGTTTTCTGAATTAAGGTATTGATAGTAAAGATTCAATTTCGTTCCATCACTGTACCAAATGGAATCTCTCATTGTAGGCATTAAAGTCTTATGAATATATGAGAACTTCTCCTTTGATATCAACTCACCATGTCTGTGCGCGTACCATAACGATTGAATCTCTTCTGAATAAATGAAATTGCAAATTGTCTTTTCAGTCTTGATCTTTGTCCAGGATGGAGTAACTGAAGCTTTTTCGTTATATTCCCTAAAGAGCTGGGTAAGAGAAGCACACTTTTTAACATTGTCAGACCACCTTGTAAGTAACCAAAGCTTTGCCTCTTCAGGAATCTTCTCAGTGTTCTTATTGCAGAACTTGCCACTGACCAGGTTAATGTAACCTTCTTTCTCAAATAGATCTAAACGTTCTTTTAAACGACGCGGATTCTTAGGCAAGGTATGTAGTATTGGATCCGGGCCGGACTTCAAGGCAGTGACTTCGTTTGCAATCGCAGGCCAAATATGTGATGCACGAGCCTTTCCACGTGATGCTGTGAAAGATCTCTTATCGTTGAGAACAAAACGGATGGCCTTAAGTAATGAAGCATTGATGGTGTATTCCTGTATGTACTCTTCAGCTAAAAACTCACCATTTGGAAGGGTGTGTTTACGATAGAAATCTAATGCCTGCTGATCCTCACGGTATGCACCGCGGATGGAATACTTGGAAGGAGCTGCCTCAAGCTCGCCATACTTGGCTTTAACGGCAGCAATGATATGTGAAGGGAGAGAATTTATAGCAATTAATGCAGGTGTGTAGCGACGTCCTTGTCGGGGTTGTTTTATACCTTTATTGGATATACCATATCTGATAGCATCATATGTCATAAAGCCTTCATTGATGAGCTCTTTCATAGTTATGCACAAAATATTATTGTAGTATTCCATATTTAAAACTGCTTTTTAAAATACCGGTCTTTCCCGGTGGTCATCTCTCGTGTCGCGAGAAGCGCGAACGCTGCTTAATAAATGGTCTTTTCTTTTCCTCTTTCTTGACCTTTGCTCCCGGAGCCGGATCCGATCCTGCAGCATCGCGCATTATTCCGGGAATTGATTAAATTTGTGTCGCTTAACCTAAAATTTAATCTTTATGAAAAATTTGGAAAACTTGAATCTGATCTATATGTTTTCCTATCAAGTGCCTGCATTATCAGAAAAAGAAGGTATTGCTAAGGTTGCTCCATTAATTACCAAATGCCGGACTTTTGCAAAAGGACTAGGCATATTAATGCACAGCTGTCACTTCGGCGCTTTTGACGGGTATTTTTACATCAGAATAATTTTCAATATAAACCTCCCTCAAGATGCGATCTTGGTTAAGGTGATAGCAACGCTCGCTTTCGCTGAGTCCCTCAAGCTCCGACTCTTCAACCAACTTATTCTCTCCGAAAAAAAATAATAGATCTGGTTCATAGGAACCTGTATGAAATTCTCTACAGCCTATCAATTTATTGTGCTCAAGACACAGGTTGTAAACAGTTTTTGTTGCCATTTTATTGATTTGTTGCTTTATTATGTTTGGATATTGATTAAAAATGACTAATAAAACCATCGTACTCCTTGAATCCAAAGTAGAAAGGAGTGTATAGCACTTTCCTGTAGACCAGCAATCTAAAGATGCGGTACTCAATGACCATTTTCCCAACCTGGGGAGATGATTCAACCGAATAATCGGGCGTTATTGTTTTAGTAATCATAATTGTGTGTTGTTAGTTTGTTCTCGGGGCAGGTGTTTTTTCTGCTTTTGCAGTTTTCAATAAATAAAGCACAGTAATTGTCCCACTGCTTCATCTGATATCTGCGATATCTATCGAGTCTTAACATCCCTTTAAATCTGCACCATTTTGGTTTTTTCATAAATTCTTTATTTTTTGTTCCCGGGGAAAGATTCGATCTCTCAGCATCACGCCCTTTCCCGGGATTGCTTAATTTTGTCTAACCACAACAACTAAATAATTAAGCATATGGAACAGAAGTATTATTTTGATCAATTTGACCAGCTCGCTCAACTGACAAATCAAGCAACCGAAAGGAAATGCAGTTTTCTACAGCACATCCTTCTAGTCTCGTCAACTCTTTTTGCCATATTAGTCGCCCTTCGACCAGGCGACTCCAGTATCCTATTATATCAGATGTTGTATTCGGTGGCAACATCATTATTATCACTCGGAGTCCTTTCATCGAGTTTAGTGTATAAAGAATACGCAGGTTTTCTTCAACAATGTCGTCAAGCTTATTACGATGAATTGATAAAATCATATCAAGAGAAGCGTAAGTTGGAGCCGGTTTACGCTCGATTGAAAAAATCGACAATAATCTTTGAAAAAGTATGTTATATTTCTCTGATTGCATCATTGATAGGGTTTACCTTATATATTATTCTTACTTCTTTTTGAAGAGCTCTCCTTCCGAATCTCATTGTATAATCCCAGGCAAGCTATGCCACACAGGGCCGCAGTATAATATTGGTGAGAAGCTCCAAGAAAAAGAGCTCCCACAAGGGCCAAAAGACCAATCAGTGCAAATGCAACAAAGAAAAATTTATTATGTATTGTGTCCATGGCTATTTGTTTTTCTCTTTACCACCAAGCTGCAGAGCAGCCTTACGAATTCTTTCTGAAAGCTCGCTCTTGGTCCTGTATGCAAGGGCTGAGCGGATGGTTACCTCACTAACCCCAAATGTCTTAGCAAGGCGCTTTTTATCTCCATAGTCTACAAGAATTTTTGCCATTTCCTTTGATATTTAAAATTTATTATACCTTTATGTCGTCTTTCTTGTGCGAAAGACAATGCAATATTACAAACAAGTTTGTATTTATACAAACATTATTGCAATTATTTTAATTGAAATGGAATCAAATAATGATATAGTATCAAGGATCAGACAGATAATGAATATACATTCATTAAATGCTTTGACGTTATCTAAAGAATTGGGATATACAAGCTCAGAAAAAATCTCAAGGCTTTTTAGAGTTAAGAACGCAAAGCCTTCTTACGATATTATATATGATATTGCAAACAAGTTTGCAATTAATGTTGATTGGTTTATAACTGGGAGAGGCAAAATTGATTCTGTGTTGAAAACAAAAGTTGATTCAAATCCAAGTTTTAATAATTCGAAAATTGAGGTGTTGGAAAAAATGCTGATTGAAAAGGATGAAAAAATTGATCGCTTAAACAGAGAAGTAGGAAAGCTTCTGCAGATGATTGAGGGGTTTCGCGATCTCCAACTCAAACGATGTTCAAAAGACACCAATGCCTCGGATGCAAATGCCGGTTAAAAATATTCTAACCACATATTAAACACAATGAATAACGAGTATGAAAACAATCCGGTTCAACCAACGGAAAAACCGGATAATCCAAGAGACAACACAAATTTGAATAACCCCTTTGTTCCAAGGGAGGATCCAAGACCAGAAACTAGAGAGCAAAAGCAACCGCGGCAATAATCAGCTGAATAATTACAGTTACAAACACGCTTCTTAGAAGTAGTCCATATTTTTTGGCGAGTTTCTCGTTTTGTGAGTGCATAATTGCAATATTCTCTTGATTCGCCTCTACTTCATATAAAGTAATCTCTTTCAATCCAACCGAGGTTACTTTGTATTTTGTTTTTATATAGTCGTATACCTGGTCATTAATTACATATCGCGGATCACTAGTGAGAGTTTTAGATACTTTGGGTCTCATAACCGAAAAAAGGCCTATTGATAATAGTCCGTAAAGCAACACCAATAAAATAGACGCCAGTTTGATCAAGAGAAGATCTGTTTTAAATGACAAAGCAACAACAATAGGTATAATCACCAGGATTATTCCCAACAACGTGTAGCTTCTTTCGTGTATTTTGTTCATCATACTGATCACTTCGGCCATTCTTTTTTCAGATTGCTGGAAGTAATAAACCGCCATCTCCGTTGAGATGCTTTCATATAAAGATCCGGGTACCTCCCAGATACTTTTTTGGTCATTTTTTTGTCCTGATTTGTACATAATTAAATTTCCTCCGCAGTTTTTCGCATTAAATATAATAAAAAATCAATATAAGTATCTAATTATTCGATTTTTGCAAAGTCATGTTATTTAAAACATGTGGAAGTAATGGGGGGTTTACTCGCCAAAAAGTGCCATTTTCGGGGTCATTTTTGGAAGTAATGGGGGGTTTTGAGCTTATCTTTTTACCATGTTTACACCATCCAGAACACCATCCAGAACACCATCCAGATGCAATTTGGCCGTTTTATTCACTATTCGAAGATCGTTTAAATACCGGTTAAACTTTACATAAAAAAAGCCGCTGTTTAGCGGCCGGCAGACACCCGTAAATGCCTTATTTTACTTATTATTGCTTATTTTAGGGGGTATTTATAGACAGATATAAAAGAATTAAAATAAAAGGCTAATTTTGGAGGCAAATTGAGGCCCAATTATAAAACACGAATTAACTAAAATTAACTTTTTTGCACAATTCGTTTTTCAATGGATGTAGTTACAAAATCATCGGAAACCTTTACCTATTAACGCTTTTATCACGTTTTATCATTTAATCATTTTTGTACATTTCGTTTTTACCCCCATAAAATGGCTTAAACAAATATATACTAACTATAAATGAAGATAATAGTATAGACACTGCCTACATTTTCAACTTTGGTAAATACGCACCTGATATTCTTAAAAGAGATCATTTTCGCTCTCGTGCACCTTTCATCTGGAACAAGTTTTGGATTTTTGAAAGTAATCAGTATTTGTTTATGACATTTCATACCGGATCTCTATCAGATAAGATTGCTAAAATGTTTAAGAAGGGAGGTTTAAAAGGCGAATACGATTACGATTTTGAATGTTCGGTGTTTAATAAGAAAACGGGAGAGTTTCAATTCATACTTCAGCCTGAAATCAACCAACTAGGGTTTGTGGAGGACTTTGAAGGGGGGCCTGCCGTGTGGCCAAAATATGTGAGTTCAGACGGCTATATGATATCATATGTGTATGCACACGAGTTTAAAGCCCATGCAGAGACACATGTAGTGTCGGAAAAATATAAGAGTATTGCAGACAATCTTAAAGATACCGACAATCCGGTGATAATCAGGGTTAAGCTAAAAAACTAATCAAACAGCTACACACATATCCAAAATTCCATCCACAACATAATTATTAAGACAAAAAATGAATAATTTTCGTTTATAGACGAACTATTTGTATATTAGTGCAAAATATTGGGCTATGGAAGAATATTTCAAATTGCTGGAAAAGTATAACCTGTGGGGGAAAAGGTCGTTTGATTTTGGCTTTAAGAGAGAAAGCTACACCCAAAAAATTATTGATTTTACAGGCACCAGACTTGTGAAAGTGCTTGTAGGGCAACGGCGTTCCGGTAAAAGCTATATTTTACGACAAGTAGCCGCGGAGTTAGTTTCACAAGGAGTCAACCCGGTTAATACCCTTATTATAAACAGAGAGTTCACAGACTTCGATTTCCTTAAAACCCACAAAGAGCTGGATGAGTTGATAAAAACATATATAAAGGAGCTTAAGCCACAGGGCAGGGTTTATATTTTCATAGATGAAATTCAGAATATTGAACAATGGGAGAGGGTTGTAAATTCTTACTCACAAGATTATTCAGACAGTTATGAATTGTTCATTACCGGTTCAAACTCAAAAATGTTATCCGGAGAGCTGGCCACTCTGTTGTCGGGGAGATATGTTAATATTGAAATTTTCCCACTGAGCTATAGTGAGTATCTGGGAATAACCAAAAAGGAGCCGGGGCGTATTAGCTATTCCGATTATATGAGCAGTGGGGGTCTGCCGGAATTATTTTTATTAAACAACCCGGAACTAAAGCAAAACTATGTATCTGCCGTCAAGGATACTGTGTTGCTACGGGATATAATCCAACGTAATAATATAAGGGAGCCAAAGTTACTTGAGGATCTCTTTGCCTTCTTAGTCAACAATGCATCAAATCTTATCTCAATCCCTAACATAGTTAAGTATTTTAAGAGTAAAGGAAGAAAGATAGGTTATGATATTGTTTCAACATACATTGGCTATATAGAGGATAGTTTTCTTATTCATAAATGTGACAGGTATGACATTAAAGGCAAGGAGACTTTAACGGGCAATGCTAAATACTATGTAAATGACTTGTGTTATAAAAACTATCTATATCCGGGATATGGATATGGCTATGGATACCTGGTAGAGAATCTGGTTTATTTGCATTTGAAGCGGGCCGGCTATAGTGTTTATGTTGGATCTCTCAGAGGTAAGGAGGTAGATTTTGTTGCAAAAAAGGCCGATCGCATAGTATATCTGCAGTGCTCATATATGTTAACCGACAAAGCAACAGTTGAGCGGGAGTATTCGGCTCTTGAGGCGATAGATGATAACTTTGAAAAAGTTGTGGTATCGCTTGATGATGTTGTGCTTCCTTTGCGGGGTGGAATTAAGCATGTAAGGGCATGGGAGTTGTTTAATGAATAACCCATCTTTAAAAAGACCGGATATTTAAAATTAGAGTTTTCGAAAGCGACCAACTAGGGTTTGTGGAGGACTTTGAAGGGGGCCCTGCTGTGTGGCCAAAATATGTGAGTTCAGACGGCTATATGATATCATATGTGTATGCACACGAGTTTAAAGCCCATGCAGAGACACATGTAGTGTCGGAAAAATATAAGAGTATTGCAGACAATCTTAAA